CAGGAACACCACGGTTAGAATCTGCCTTCTCAAGTGTGAAGATACCGTCCAACATAGCGTCAACAGTGAAGACAGCACCTGAAACACCAGCTGAAGCGCTGAAGTCGTCGATGGTGTCAGCTGTAAGGCTAGCGAAGTAACCCTCGTAAGAACCAGCCATTGATTGGGCGATACGGAAGACATCGATACCATTTGGTGTTTGGAACTCAGTCAAGCCGGCCAAGTCGGTGAGTTCGTACTGGAGAGCTGCACGAATAACGCTAACATCGACATGTCCATCGGTTAAAGCGGTGTTGCTGACTGCGGTGTCTTCTGTCGCCATGGCTGAGAAGATGTCACGGCCATCTAGTCCAGCTTTTCGGACTCGAATGGTGTCTGAACCCATTCCGTTGATTGAACCAACGAATGAGACATAAGGGGTGTTACGAAGGTTATTGACATCACGAAGAAGAAGTCGAATTTCCTGTGAAATCATTTGGGCAAGTCGAAGGTCGCCCACTAAAGAGGTATTGGTAATACCGTTAGAAATGGCCATGATAGGCTCCTATTAATGAATGGTGGTTTGAGGTTTCAAGGGCTGTTCTGCTGTTTCCGGTGCGACCGTACCCCATTCGATGTTAGGGGGCGGCTAGGAACCACCCCTTGACATCTTTATATCACATATTAAGCGATTTCTGAAATAAATTGTGGCTGGAAGATAACCGAATGAATTCCAGTTGTTCCAAGGTTAGACGAACCGTCAAAGACAAAGCCCACTCGAACAACCTTGTCGCCAGAACTGGACGGAGCGGTCAAGGTTGCACGGCCATTGGTAACCGACAAATAAACCGCCTTGCCTGTGTCTCCACTTGTGAGGTCCGAACCGAAATTCATGGGAACGATTTCCCCTGGATTGATACAAGCCTTTCCAGTTGCTGGGCTTGCACCTCCAGCTGATAGGGCGACCCCAATAACTTGGTGTTGGACTTGAGACACGCCCGAAATGGCACCATTTGCGCTGGCTGGACTGGCTTGGTTGAACGGGTTCCAACAAATCAGGTCATATAACGCAACGGAAGAACCACCCGCAAAGGTCAACGGTCTTGAGATAAGGGACCCGTCTTCGATGTATAGTTCATTTCCAGCTTTTAATTTGACTAGGTCTCCATCAAAGACAACCTTGTCCGCTGTATTGATTTGGACCTTTATGGCTTGGCTTGAGTCCACCCCAATTGTGATATCACCTGTTCCAGTTGTTAGGCTTGCGTTACCTGTGCCGGCTGAAATGTCGGTTAATGTAACAGCCCCACCGAACGACTGGTCGGCTGACATGTTCGAAGCAGTCGAACCATATTTATATTTGAATCCATTACTAGCTTGGTCCGTCTTAAACTGCATCACTTTTACTTTGACGACGGAAGCCCCTGTGTCGTTCTCATTGGTGAACGATACATTCTGACAAATATCAACAAGGGAAGCCGATACGCTGAGCTTAAAAGCAATTTGGGTAGCACTGAGGGCAGCTACTTCATAAAGACCATTGTTTGAACCTGTGCCGGCTCCGCTGATTTGTACAATGTCCCCAATTGCGAAAGCTGCGCTTGGGTTGGCTGTTACTCGGACCGTGTCGCTATTTTCGAAAAGGCTTGAAGTGAAGACCGTCCCACTTGGTTCCACCGTGAAAATGAATCCACTGTCAGCAGCTGCGGCCGTGTTGGTGTAGGTGCTGTTCAAATGGATATAGTCGTCTGCTGTGGTTATTTGTGCGTTGACTGTGGTTGTCGTACCGTTGACGGTTAGGTCCCCAGTAATAATAGCATTATTAGCGACTGTGAGGTCCCCTTGGATGTTTGCTGTATCGCTTGAAGCCGGTACAATTGGAAGGTTATTAGTAGCGTCGAATCCGACAATATTGTAAATCGCCATGGTGGTCTCCTAAAGTTTAAGAATGGTTTGAGGGTTGACATAACAGGTCCCATTCGTGTCTCGAAGGAACCCCAATTGGATGATTGTTTTTCCAGCTGCTGAAGGTGGGGTGATTGTCGCTTTTCCACTTGTGGCGCTGACATAAACCCGTTTGCCAATGTCGCTAGATGTCAAGGTCTCAACAAAATTCACTTGTTGGGTCCCTTGGTATAAGACATCTATACTAGTCCCGATTGTACCAGTCGCCATGGCGACCCCAACAGCCTGAACGCCTGAATCGTTGGCCTTTTCAAGTAGGCCATGAGCTCCCGCCACTTTCGAACGTAGGACATCCCCTTCACTAACATTTTCATTTAATGAGGTGTTGACAATAAGCTGCGAAGAATTGCCACTGGTCACAGTGTAAAATCGATAATTTGCCATGTTAAACCGAAAGGAGCTTTCGCCATTTAAGATTAAAATCCCAACCCATGACCGTATTGTCACTAGAAAGGGCGACTTGGAAGGCGACACCTAATTTTATTGTTTCGCTTGTGGTTGTGGTCTTCGTATTCAGATTGTCGCTGACTTGACTAATTGTTCCCAACATGGCGAAGTCATCATAACCGACATCGTCACGGTAAATCGCCCCATTCCAATCGACTTGGCTAATTCCGAATTCCGTCTGTGTTAAGTAGCTCTTTCCGAATGTCGCTGTCATTTGGAGGTTTTGAAAACGATAACCGAATGCATAGCTCGCGCCTTGTGGCGCTGTGGTCGTGCCTTGCGTGCGCATGATTCTCGTTTGGTTATAGTATCCATCATTATTAGTAGCACTGAGATTAGGCCTACACTGCAGACCATGCCCATAATAGACCATATCGCCTGAAACGAAAGGTGGACCATCGAAGCCACACCATAACATTACTGTTTGAGGTCTAGCGACATCGGTGTAATATACGGACGAATTATCCACCCCAGCCGGTTCGAACATAAGTTGAACGACCCCACTCGAACCTTCACCAGCTGTCAGGGTGTCAAGGCTGATTCCCGTGTCGAATGTTAGAATCCCACATTCGGACATTCTCGTCGTGTTCGACACGCCACCAACATCGGCTCCAATGTTGATTCGATGGGCGTAACCCTCAACCGCTGAAGCGGCTAGGTTAAAGGTCGTGTAGGATTGAGCGTTGGTCGTTAGGTCGCCACTTGCTATTTCAGTCCATGCACCAGCTGAAGGGGCGGCCCCTCCACCGGTTGGAAATTTGAATTGTGCCATTAGATTCTCTCTAAGACGATATTAATATCAGCTGTTCCTGTTTGAGCGGCTACGGCTATAGAACTGACCTTGTCGCCACCTGAATGACCCAAGTCCAATTCCAAAAGATTTCCCGCTGGGATTGCTAGCTTGTCGGCTGGCATAGCTGCACCATCGGACACGCCCGAAGTAGCTATATCAATCGCCACACTAGAACCAGCTGAGACCCGTATCTTTCCAGGGGGAAGGATAACTTCTTGTTGGGTCGTTCCAACGGTTGAGATTAGTTTGATTACTGGAAATGCGCTTGAAGCGCTGAGGTCAACAGCTGCCATGATGGTCTCCTATTGTCGGTTATAAAATGCTTTTTTGATTGCTTCTCTGTTTTCACGGTAGAAGTCCAAGTCCCGAAGACCTCGTTCGACAAGGTTTTCAGTCGTTGGGGGTGCGGTTATAGCCCCATTATTCATTCGTGGGGGTTGGGGAAGGGCTTGTGGGGCTTCGGCTGCTTGTGGGGCGGCTTCGGCTACTTGTGGGGCTTCTTGAGGGGCTAGTGCCTGAAGATGGGGTCGAAGGGCGATTGGTGCGGTCGATGGGTCTTGAACCAACCCGTCCAACCAATCCCCAAGACTCTGTTGGTCCTTCTTGTTGCGCTTCGACATGGTCTTCTCATATTGCCATTCGATAAGCTCCATTTGGTCTGGGTCCGTCATTCCGAATTTGGAAACAGTTTGGTAACGGTCGAACCGCCCGTTCGCTTGTTCGAGCTGTTGCTTGTATTGGTCGATTTGGGACTGGAGGTTGTCAAGCGCACCAAGTCGTCCATTCATTCCGTCGATGGTGTCTTGGAGCTGGGCGGCTTGCTGCTCGGCTTCGGCTGCTCTTGCTGACATCTTTTGTAAACGGGTTTGAATAGCATTTTCCATATCGGTCTTAAGGACATATGTTTGTCCCTCGTGTTCTATTGTTTTCATGGGTGGGTCTCCATATTAAAGGAACTCGGCCCGCTCCCGTCGAATCTTTTGGAGAAGTTCGACAGCTGCGGTTTGGTCCAAGTCAGGGTTTAAGGTTTGAATAGCGTCAATGGGTGAAATGAGTCCGGCTTGTAGTTTGGCCAAGATGTCTTCTCGTTGGGCTTTGAGCTCCTCCGGTCCAAGTGCCAACGACTGATAGCTGACACGATACCCACTTTCTGGAAGGTTCGTGCCTAAGTATCGGTTACAAAGAGCTGCACTTTTGGCCAACAGGTCTTCGTCACCCATTCGAAAGACGGGGGCATATTTGCGTTGGGCTTCTCGTTGTCCGGCTCGGTCAATCGAAAGGGCGTATCCACTTCGCGGGTCTGCGTTCTGTCGTGTCAAACTTTCGGGAGCGATTCCACTAGACACGGCCACCCGAAGCTCGTATTTCGCAACACTTTCCAACAGCTCGTCCGGCTTTATTGGTGGGCTGAAGGTTCCGACAAGCGGTTGTCCTGTCGTGTCGGGGTCACTCTGAAGAATGAGAATAGACGATGGGTCCGTCGAAACAGCTGCACGACGACTAACAAGGTCTTGGTCCATGGCGTTGAGTCCAGCGACCGAAGCCCCAAGCATGTACTTTTGAGCCCAAGCATTATCACGAACGCAATGTAAGAACATGGTATAAAGGACCGCACTATTCAAAGAACCATACACAAGGGTGTTCCCGTCTAGGAAGTTCCATAGGTCGCCTGTCTTCTCGGCATGATAGACCGTTAAGGGAAGGAATGGTTGGCCCAATGAATTTCGAAATGGGAAGTCTGCGCCCCTATGGGTTGGATGTCCCATATATAGCTCGCTGACATCCTCCCCCAATGAGCCGTCTTTGTTCGCCTTGAACATCCCGAACATGGGCTCGTTCATGTTTCGAATGTCGATGACATCACAAACCCATTCTTGTTCCATGGTGATTGGATTCAATCGAATTCTATATTCTCTGTAATAAACTGGGATGTCTGGTTGGTCGGGGTCGACTTCGCAATAGACATTATCAGGGGTCACGCACCGATAGACCAGTCCAGGGGTGTCAGGTTGAACCCCTCTAGTGTGGGGAATAACCTCCACCCGAACAACAGTTTCACGAAGACCAAGGACCATTTGTTGGACACGCTGCATTAACGGCCATAGACCCGCCCGTGTGGCATATCCCTCACGACCAACCAAAGACGAAATGTCATTTCCTCCAGCTGTGACCGTTGGGCTATCCGTATAGAGAACAGACAATTGGCGGGTAACCTGTTCGAACGGGTTAGAGCTCAGGTCCGAAGGGCCCCAAGATTCTCGCCTGTCTGGGCTTAGGTGGCGTGCCAATTCGTCTTCCAAGTCTTGGTCCCAAGCTCCTGTCAACATGCGTTTTCGAAGACTTGTGAATTCCCAACGCTTTTGGTCTAGGTTGTTTGGTGCGACTGGTTTGGTTGGATAGGTATAAGTAAGCATTAATACATCCTGATTCTAGCGGGTGGCGTAAATCGTTGGTGGACGACAGGTAGGATACAATAGCGAAGGGCATCGACTGAGTGCCCATGGGGGTCCGTCGACTTTTGCGAAGAAGTTCGCTTGAATGTATAGCGTTGTAAGGACTGAATCAATTGGGAACATTCAGGTCTCACATAAAAGTGATTTTTGGCCATGATGCTATATAGCACACTAGAACCGTAATACACCGAACTTTTGAATTTAAGCGCTGTACGAATGGTAAAAGGAAGACCCCTTGGTGGAAGGTTCAACACCCGTTCGAATGCTCTCATCAACATCCCGTTGGACATTTTGAATCCAGTTTGACCACGACCCGCATAATGTGCCCCATCCCCAGTCCATGAACACATTGAAGGGTCGACATGGTGGCGCTTCAACATTTCCAATATTCCCCGGACATGGTGTTCGGCACTCGAAGCCCCTCCAGTGTATTCCCCAAGGACATAGACCTTCGGTTCTTGATAGTCGGTCATGTCCACAGCTGCAAGGACTGCGACTTGGCTGTTCGGCTGGCTTCCGTGGTCGATACCGACTGCGAATTTGTAGTCCCCACCATTTGGAACGGGAGCTCCGCTTATCATTGAAGGGTCGAAGTTGTCGAAGATAAGCTGTTTCGGGTCGATTCCAACATCCCACGACCCGTTCAATCTGGCTTCCCTGTCGATTGGAAGGTAGGTGGACGCTATATTGTCGATTTGGGCCTGACTTAATAGGGGTTCACAATCCAAGGGGGTCGTGTCTTCGACGGTTAGGGGGGCTCGGTGACATGAAATTCTATTGTCTTCAACCATTCGTCGAAGATAGCTGACATCTTCCCCCACGGGTGTCATGGTTATGGCGATTGTGCCGGTCTTACCTCCAGCTCCACCCCTAAGAACACGGGCGGCAAGTTCACCCCAAACAGCTTCGGGGATTGGCTCGTCTATTGCCACGAACCCAATCGAAGCCGAAGCTAGACCAAGTCCCTGTTGGGCTGTCTTGATTCGAATAATCGAACCGTTCTTAAATCGAACGATTGGAACTTGACCCCGAAAACCCTTTCCAGGAATGAACACACAATCGTCCATCAACATCCCCTCGGGTATCATTTCGAACAGCTTTTCCTGAATGGTTCGGCTCTGGTCGTGGCTATGGGTGATAAGCCACGATTCGTTAGGGGCTGGGTCCGTCTTTAAGTATGGATGACAGTCCAGCGCACGATATAAAAGCTCCATGACTGAACACCTTGTCTTCCCCACTTGGTTCCCACCCAATAGAAGTTTGATTGGGCTTGGGTCTTTGAGGAACGCCAATTGGGGGGGTGTTGGTCTGAAGTAGGACAACGGATTGATAGCCGCCCTACGCTTCAGCTGGAGAACTTGACGGGTTAGGTCAATCATTTTTTATCGTCCTTTCCATTTCGACTATCGAACACCCCAGCCATAGCCGACCCTAACATCCCAGTGAGAACCAACAGGATTCGTTCAAACATAGCCAACGATTCAAGTTCATATTGGCCACTGTTCCACCCAATAACCACCAAGACAGCCAAAAGAACAATTAGACCGACAGTCCCACCAAAGATTTGTCGAAGGAGCGTGACTTGGGCGCTTAGCTTTTGCTGTCGGTGAAGGTTGTCTTCGGCTATCGCCTTGGCTTGCTCGGCTTCTTCTCTCAGTTGTTCGGCTTGCTCTTTTGCAGCTGCCATTTCTAACATGGCCGTTTCTAGTTTCGCCTTTTCGTCTTGTTCTTTCCTTCGGTCCTGAAAGATAGCCACGAAATAACGCTCGGTTGAGTTCTTGACATCGGCCACATTTGCCAACACGGGAATTTTTTCGCCTGACTGGGTCATGGCTTCCAGTTCTCGCCATTGTCCCATTATCGAACTCTTATGAATTATCCCTTCCCTTTTCGCCATGTGTTTTCCGATATGGCTGTCGTGATGTTCTGCATATTTGGAAGGCATAAGCGCCTTAACATCCAAACCAACCATGGCTTGGGACGATGGATAGCCGAAAATCGTAGCTGCTGGATTGTTGGCAAGTACAACCCTTAAGCTAGACTGTCCATCATGTTCACAAATCACCATAGCCACCATTAAACGGTCGCTTAAGGTCTCCAGTACTTCGATAACCTTCATTTGTCTATTTCGGTGACTTGCATAATTGAGAATACGATTTGTTCAAGTTCTTCTTGTGTGAAAAACTTCTTCTCTGCTAAATCGAACAATAACATACAAAGAGCTTCGGCTTGGGTTTGGACATCTATCTTCATTAAGTCAGCATACATTCGAAAATGTGCGTACAATAAACCGACTTGTTCGGGTTGGTCTTCCATCATAGTCTCCTATCGAATAGCTCGACGCATTCTTTGTAAGCGTCCCCAAGTTTGGAACACTCTTTCAATATGACAAGTTTGTTCTGGATGTTGGATATTTGTTCACATTCTCCCCCACTTGTCTTCGAATCGATTCCCCTGGTTGTCATTCGACAGAACATTTCTCGACATAACAAGTCCCCATTCGTGGCGATATAGTCCAAACTGCATGGGACCTTCAACAAGTCGGGCTCCGTTAGGTTCTCGCTGGGCTTGTGAAGGGCTATGGTTGACTTGACGATGTCTTCGACATTGATGGTTTCAGGTTCGGGCTTGTTTCGTTCGACGACAACCCAAGCGGAAGTTGTGAGAGCTACCCCACCCAATAAGCCTAACACTATCAACATTTTATTTTCCTTTGAATGAGACGACATTGGAAGTATCCATGGATAAACGGTTTTGTAGTCGTTGACGAAGGACTGGGGGCATTGACAGAACAGCCGCTTCGATTTGTCCGATAAGCTGCTCGTCGGTCATGCGCTCCAACCCGTCTTCGGTGTCTTCGCCTTCTATGCTCCGAAGTTCTGACACCATCGAAACAAGCTGTCGTTGAAGTGCTGCGTAAGCTTGCCACGACTGAGCGGCTGCAGCTGAAGCGATAGCCTTCTGTAGGTCTTCGATTTGGTTCTTCAATAGTTCGACTGGGTCGCTTGTCTTCTTGGCTGGTTCTTCTTCTGGAATGTCCATTGGTGCGTTGAGTCTATAAAGATAGCGTCGTTCTAACAACCAAGCTGCAGCTCTCCAATCCTTTCGGCTTCCTTCTTCAATCCGCTTAAGCATGAACTGCGAACGGTCATGGTTGGCCGCTTGGACCAGTCGGTAGAACTCGGCCCACATTGGCGTCTCTTGGTCTCTGCCCTTCCTCAAATATTTGTAGAATGTCGAAGGGGCTACGCCAGCCGCTTCAGCTGCAAGCTTATATGTGGCTCCAACCTTAAGCGCTTCAATCGCTGGTTGTAGTTGTTTAAGGGTTACTTTCTTTCTTGGCATGTCGTGGGTCTCCTATGCTAAGTGAAGGGGCTAGAATGGGAAGGGAGGGCCAAAAATGGGCCAAAAAATGGGGGGTCTTTGTGAGAAGAGAAGCGTACGCACAC